TTAGACGTATATACGGGGTAGCCTGTAACCTGCGCGACTTGGGTACGATATACCCAGCGGGATCACCGTCGTTGTAGTGCGCCGCTACTTCTTCCGCGGAAAGGGCGTAGTTGTAGTGGCGGCAAAATACGAGCGAGCCTTGGGGGATATATGTATCGCTGCCGATCCTGAATAAATCAGTGATCTTGTATCCCGTAACCGGGAATCGAGCCGCCTCCGCCCCATTCAGATAGCATATCGCCGTAGTACCGTCATAGGCAACATCAACAAGATAGCTATCCCCTGGAACAATGTCTACTGTCGCGTTTCCGCCCCCGCAATAGACGCGAAGCTGATTTGTCGTCAGGGCATGAATTTCAATCATGGGAATGCCAAACCCGGCTATCACTTGCATTTTATCGCTGGGGATGTACCTGAAAAGGCACTCAAGAGTTCGCGGGCCTTCGAAAAGCAGTCCGGCGCTCTGTAATTGGAGATACCCTTTCGTGCAATTCACCCCCACCTGCTGCTCGCGTTCGCTGCGCAGCGCGGCGATCTTCAACAAACTTCG